GGTTCTGATTGACCACTACCTAAAGTAATAGTTCCTTGAGTAACTCCTTGATACACATAGGTGAACACACCCTGATAAAGTGATACGTATGCTTGCCCTGCTGAATATGCAGGACCATAAACAGTTTGCCAAGTAGTAGTACCACCTGATCCACCGCCTCCAGAAGATCCAGCAACACAATATGCTTCATACCAATCATTACCATTATATGCACCTGGAGCTGGGTTTCCAGCATTCTGTCCTCTAGAACCTATAGAATCTCCAAATCCTCTATGATAAGAAAAAGTACCTGAAATAGAACTTTTGAATGAAATCCAATGTGAGTGTGGTTCACTAGCACCACCTATTGCTTGAATATTTGCACCACTATAGGTAGTTGCTGCACTAGCACCACCTAAAATACCTGTATCACCAGAACCAGGACTAGTCCAGTCAGTAGTCATACTACCAGCAGGAGCACAGTTATAAACTCCATCTACGTGTTTGTGACCTGGCCAACTAGGCATTGTATAATTAGAAAGAAATCCACTCTGAACTTGTAAATACCCATCAGTCATAGCTGTAGGTATTTGATCTGTTCTAGAAGTATTAAAAGTACTTACAATACTACCAGTTGTAACTTGAACTCGGCTAGAAATGTCACTTAATGCTATATTATTTTTACCGCCACGTGTACCACAATTATTTGTACTTCCAGCATCGTGTTGCTCCAATTGAGGAGAAGTATTATCTGGCCTTAATCTACCAGTTCCTACAACTCTTCTGTCTCTAAGATCAGGTACATTGAAATCGCCACTTAAACTTGGAAACGTCCCAGTAGTAGATCCACCATAAGTATTTTCAATAACATTATATAAACCCACATACTCATTTGGATTGAGTGCTCTACCATTACATTCCAACCATCCATCAGGAGCATAATAACTACCACCACTATCTTTAGGCATCATTGCAATGGTGCCTGTTTGTACTCCTGCCCACGCAGGTGATGTCTCGGAATAATACTTTGCCATTAGTACTTAATGATGAATTCCATAATCATATATGGAGATGAAACGTGATTTAAATGCTCACGTGCGTCAGCAGTGAGACTACAAGTAGCAGTAGATCCTGTAAAATCAAGGTCTACTCTAGGTTGTGTAAATTCCATTAAATTGGAAGTAGCATTTCCACCAACACTATGATTGTGTGAAGGATCTGGATCTAATGTTTCTATGTTAAAATTAGCTCCGAAATTAGCAAATCCAGCAGAACCTGAATTATTCTCAATATCAGTATCAAATCCAACTCCAGATTTTGCATTTGTTTTTGGAGCAAGTGTAGGATCGTCAAGAACACCGTGATGGTGTTTTGCTACATTAGAAATATCAAGTGTAACACTTGAAGTTACCCCACCAGTAACAGTAAGAACTGGTGCACCAACTGAAGGAGATTTATACTCCTCAACACGTACCATCCCTGTATAAGAACAGTTTGCGGTACTTTGTACCTGTGCTTTGTATCCTATACCAGCACGTTCTACAATACCACCACCACTCATTGCAGCATCACCCATATACTGACTACCTGCTGTGTTATTAGGCATTAAAAATTTAGCACCTAAATTTGGAACACAAAAAGTACCAGCAGTGAAATTATTATCCGCATCGAATGTTGGATTTAATAATGATGTGCCAGAAATTCCTGGAGGGAATCTACATCCAGAAACTCCACCTCCACCACTAGCACCTACACCAATTACTCTTGCGAGATCAGGATAATCACGAGCTTGAAATACTGTTCCATTACATCTAAGATAACCTCCAGGAACACGAGACAACTGTTGATTAGCACTCTGCACTTCCCTTGAAAAAGGAATAATAACACCTGGTGCTACACCTTGACCTCCTTTAATTTGGGCGTAAGTTAATGCCATTAGAATGCTTTAATGATGTATATCGCTGTCTGATATGGAGTATTCATTGCCAGTTGAGAGTTACCTATGCCTGGATTATTATTTAGTGCTACTGTACTATTAACTTCATCGTAGTCTCTAGTATAAGGATCAATATTAATAGTGCCTTTATCTACACTATACTGTATAGATCCGTGTGAATGAGCACCACCAGCACCACCTGATCTAGAACTAAATTCATCAGAATTAGGTGCACCTGGTTCTAGAAATGTTTTATCTTGCAATGCTCCTGCTACCTGACCACTAGCATCACCACCAGACTCAGCACTAGGTGAACCTCCTCCTGTTTGAGGATTACAAGTCTGTATGGTATAGGTATGAGTATGAGAAGGCATATTCTCGTGTGATAATACTCTTGGTTGCATCGAAGCAGACTTTGACCATATAGATCCACCAGAACCATTTCCTGTAATAGCAGGAGGAGATGAAAATGCTACAGTTTTATTAGGTTTATTTTCAATCAACCACTCTGCATTAAGAGTAATATTTTCCGAAGATGATCCACCAGTTCCTGAAGTATAAGCACCACCTTGATGCACAGGAACTTTTTGTATAGTATTTAAAGTTGGAACTGCAAAAGTTGATCCACCCCCACCATAAGTTGTACCAATAACCGCTTGTAATGCGGGATAATCCGCATTATTATGCGTTGTACCATCACAAGAGAGCCATCCCTGAGGTATATCACTCGTAGTTCCCGTCCACGACATAATTGTGCCAATAGAGGCATTCTTAAATCCTCTAATTGATGCTAAATTTTTCATTAGAGTTCAATTAAACGCCAGCCAATTGTATTACCAAGGAAGACAAGACCTAATCCAGCACCAGGAGTCTGGACTACTAATTGTCCTTGAGAATCTCCTTGTATAGGTTTAGTTCCATCAGTCTTAATAATTATAGATTTATTATAAGTCAATGCATCTGTAGTATCTAGGATACGAATTTCATCGCCATTAGAAGGTGATGCTGGTAATGTAAGTTCTATTGATGTTCCTGCAAATGCAGTAATAAAGTATCTAGTATTAACTAATAAAGTAAGACTAGTACTACATTCAAGCCACTTACGTCCAGCAGTAGGTGTAAAGAACCCAGTAACTTGATTAATATCTATACTACCGTCAGTATTAACCTTAAAGTTATTAGATCCACCCATATTGATGTCAAGTTCGCCACCAGCAGCAGATATATTCTGTCCAGCATTGATACTTCCACCAGCATTGATGTTACCTTCTACTCCAAGTCCACCATCGTGAACTACAACTGCACCAGTATCTTTAGTCGTTGAGTTAACATTACTGTGTACAATTAATGTACCAAAGTTATCAGTATCATTACCAATAACTGTGTTACCAGTTGCAGAATCTACAGTAAAGGTTACATCATCATTTGAGTGTAACTTAGCAATAGTTAAGTCATTACCAAGTGTCAGAGCACCTTCAGCAGATAGAACTGCTCTTGGATCGGTAAGAGTATTAGATCCTATAAACTTGATCTGACCCGTAGGATCCATCTCAAGTCTTTGAGTTGTTCCGTCAAATACTGTAATTCTTTCAGTACTAGAGATTTCTAATTTAGTTGATCCATTTACCCATAGTCTCTGTGCAGCATCTGGAGTTGCCTCACCAATAGATACGTGACTAGTAGCATCCATCTGGATACCACCATCAGAATCACCAATACGAGCAGATCCATCTGCCTTAATGACTAACTTAGCAGTAGAATCGTCAGCAAAATGATCGTTGGCCCATACTTCATCACCAACTACAAGGTTCTGACCCTGTACAGTGATATAATTATTTGCTCTATCAGTATCAGATTGATCTGCATCTATTCTTAAGTTAGTAGCAGCAGTATCGCTATCTAAGCGATACATCTTCATATTACCACCACGTACAAAGAGATCCTTAGTAACTGTTAAGTTACCTACCATCTCGTGATTACCATTACTTAATGCTGTAAAGGTACCATCAATTTCAAGATCACCATTTGACTGTCCACCACCGACTGCTTCATCGGGAGCAGTACCAGCACCACTCTGACGTATCTTAACGTCACCACCAACCCATAGTCCTGTCTCACCAGTAACTTCAGTAGTATCACCAGTGTTAATGGAAACACGTCCAATACCATTTTCATCATCATCAAATACACGTAATGTATGAATACCAGCAGGGTTAAGATTATCTCCACCAACCCATAATGATTGAGAGAAGATACCAGAACCTTCTACATCTAATGTCTGCTGTGGTATAACTGAGGCATTTGTGGTACGCTTATTTCTAAGGTTAATACCTAACCTCATATCATCGCCAGGATCACTAGAAGTAGATCCAGTACCAGTAGTGTATGTGGTTAATACATCAGATCCAATTACACCCCACTCTCTCCATCCATACTCAGGAGTTTCACCTGATTGATATCCACCTATTTGACAATAGATCCAACCAAGTGATGTATTATAATTTTGATTAGATATTCTATGTGCTTCACCAACTGTTTCAGTACCACGTAATTCTATAGTACCTTCTTGCTTAAATCCTTCAGAAGCAGGAACAGTTTTATCAGTTGAAGTCTTAATGTCATATACAACACCAGCAGTACCAGCACGACTTCTTATCAACCATCTTGAGAAATGTATCGTATTTGGCTGGAAGGGTGGATGGAACTCCATATCCTCTTCAGCCAACGTTCCATCCACTTGTGGTAAGTTGATATTAGCAACACTACCAATAGTAAGTGCTGGATCATCTAAAGTACTATCTGCATACTGCTCTGCTAACTTAATAGTTACAGGTGTAGTAAAGAATGTTCCGTCTTCAGCAGCTATCTGGAAGTCTTTCTTAAGAGTAAATTTAACCTGATTATTAACAGTTAAAGTATCAACTGTTAAATCTGAAGTATTTTCTTCCTCATCAACGTTCTCACCAGCAACACGAAGAATGGTATCATCAATCTTACTCTCTTCACCAGAGATAGCATTAATTCTTTGGTTACCAACAAATAGGTCACCGTTAGCGTTTAGACCTGAGTAGAATACAACACCACCGTCTTGACGTTTCGCCTGAGAGAATAGAACTTCATCATCAGATAGAACGTATTCCTGTCTAGATGGGAATGCAGTTGAGTAGTTACCTGGACCAAATCCAGTATATTCAAACGTGTGGTTACCAGAACGTGCTTGAGACGGTCTACGCAACTCCACATAAACTTTACGGTCAGCAACAGCATCACTATCTCCTTCAATACCAATCTGTCTATCTTCACGTGAAGCAACTGCCTTACCTTCCATTGCTACGAGTGTAGTGGTAATATCAGATCCACTTCCAAATCTATTAATATTGGTTAGAATACTTTCCGTAGCTTCTTTAGTGATACTGTTCTTATCGTCATCAGCAACAACGAGACCGTGAACATAGTTGTCAGCAACAGATATAGTTGAAGGAGCATCCTTAACAGTGCTACCATCACCATTAGGGTCAAACCATAATGGATCATCAGCGAATAATTCAGGATATAATTTCTCTGTTGGATGTCCAAACTTAAAGGTATTAAATTCAGTTACAGATGGAGAGAAGTCACCACGTAAAGCAGTTAGGTAGTAAATACCATCCTGTTGATTGTAGATTCTACTACGAAGAGTCTTAACCCTATAAATGTAGAATGTATTATCAATTTCAGGGGTATCATTAACTGAAACAACCTTATAATCTTTCTGAGCACCATCGGTCTCATCTCTAACAAAATCACCAGGTGTTAATGTATAAACTGGGGCATTACGTATAACATATTGCTTACCCAAATCATTTTCATAATCGGTATAATCATCTCTACCACCATTTGGCTTCTCTGCCAATATACCAGTAGCACCACCACTAGCAATGATAGTATTAGTACTACCATTATACTTAAGATATGGAACTAATGAGAAATCACTCGCCAAAACAACATATGTTATACCACCTTCAATATACTGTTTGTGTACAGTAGGTAACTGACCACTAATAGGACTACTATCAGTAAATCCAGACCAAGCAACAGAAGTACCTTCAGTAAAGTCACCACCAGCAGTACTAGTTAACTTAAGTTCTGTTA